AAGAACGTATATTTGCAGATGAGTATATCAAGACTACCAATGCAACACAGAGTGCTATTAAGGCTGGATATGCAGAAAATAGTGCAAGTGTAACAGGAAGCAAGATGCTAAGAAAACCTAAGGTACGGCAATATATAGATACAGTCATGAACGAGCGAAGTAAAAACACAATCGCAACGGCTAATGAAGTGTTGGAGTACCTAACTAAGGTAATGAATGGCGAAGAAAAAGATGCGTTTGGCTTGGATGCATCAATTGCAGATAGAACTAAAGCAGCCGAGTTGTTAGGTAAACGGCACATGCTATTTACTGAAAAAGTGAAACTTGATGCAGAAATAGAGGTTGATATTTCAGACCGAATGAAACAAGCAAGGGTGAAATCAGATGAAGTACAACAAGGCACAACTGATTGATGCGTTGGGCTCGTTTACGCATGATCCATTAGGCTTTGTATATTTCGCATTCCCTTGGGGAGAAAAAGGAACACCGCTTGAAAATTTTGATGGGCCTGATGAATGGCAAGTAAAGACTTTTAAGAAAATAGGTGAAGAACTACGCAAGGGCAAATCGTTGGCGAAAGCAATACAAATTGCAGTTGCATCAGGTCATGGTATTGGGAAGTCCGCCTTTTCTTCATTGTTGATATTATTTGCTATTGCTACACATGAGAATACGAGGGGAGTAGTAACTGCTAATACTGATACACAGTTAAGGTCTAAGACTTGGGCTGAACTTAACAAGTGGTACAACTTATTCATAGGCAAGGAACTGTTCACCTATACTGCTACTGCATTGTTTAGTGCTGATAAGCAGTATGAGAAAACATGGAGAATAGATGCTATTCCATGGAGTGAAAGTAATCCAGAAGCATTCGCAGGTTTGCATAACCAAGGGAACAGAATACTTATCATATTTGATGAAGCATCCGCAATATCTGACAAGATATGGGAAGTAACAGAGGGTGCATTAACAGATAAGGAAACAGAGATTATATGGTGCGTGTTTGGAAACCCTACACGGAATAGTGGTAGGTTTAGAGAATGTTTCAGAAAGCATCGTGCATATTGGACTACCTATCAGATTGATAGCCGTACTGTTAAAATCTCAAACAAAGCGAAGTTGCAAGAATGGGTTGATATTCATGGTGAAGATAGTGACTTTGTAAAAGTGCGTGTAAGAGGGATATTCCCTAGTGCATCGGACACACAATTCATATCCGCATCAATTGTTGATGAATCACAAAAGCGAATGTACAGAGTTGGTGAGTTTAACAACCTACCTGTAATTATCGGTGTAGACCCTGCATGGACTGGTGGCGATACATTAGAAATCGTAATGCGTAATGGCTATTCCATGAAGTGCTTGGCAACGATTGAAAAGAATGATGATGATATGCGTATGGCTAACCTCATAGCACAGTTTGAAGATGAATACAAAGCTGATGCGGTATTCATAGACCAAGGGTACGGCACAGGTATTTATAGTATCGGTAAGTCAATGGGTAGAAAATGGCGGTTAGTTGCATTTGGTGGTGCATCGCCTAACAATATGTACCTCAATATGCGTGCGTATATGTGGGGTGAGATGAAAGAATGGCTAAAAGAGGGCGGTTCAATTCCTAATGAACAAGGACTGTACGATGATTTGGTAGGCCCAGAAGCGATCATTGATAAGAATGGCCGTATCCAACTTGAAAGCAAAAAGGACATGAAAGAGCGTGGCTTACCATCACCAAATAAAGGCGATGCATTAGCCTTGACCTTTGCATTTAGGGTCACTAAAAAAGTAAATGGCAATCACAGAAGAGTAGCTAATACAGAGTACAAACCATTTGGGTAAAGGGGGAATGTGAATGTGTATGAAAGCTAAGACACCAGATATTAAGCAACCAGCACCATCGCCTACACCAGTTGCACAAACTGATGATATGGCACAAAAAAGAGATGAACAATGGTTCACTGATAAGAAGCGCAAGAAAACTGGTTATGATAGTACCATCTTGGCTAGTGCATTGAGCCAAGCCACAGGCAAAACAACATTAGGCGGTTAATATGGGGACTATACTATCAAGCCTAGCAAGGCAACCTACAGAAAAGCCTGTAACTAAACCAAAAGACTACAAGAAAATAAAAGCTAAATTCAATCAGATGTTCACAAATCGTCAAAAGTACGTTGAGAAATGGAAGATGATAAGAGATTATCAGTTGCCATTCCTTGGGGTATTCGATGGCGAACAAGACCAATCGAAACTATATACAGATAAAATCCTTACTGGTATTGCATGGGAAAGTTGCCAGATATTTGCTAGTGGTGTAATGAGTGGAATGACACCGCCTAGCCGTAAATGGTTTAAGCTAACCATGGAAAATACGGATATGGCAGCAAATAGCGATGTGGCGAAAGTATTAGATGAACGTGAAGAAATATTGTATGCAGTATTTGCAAAATCCAATTTCTACAATGTGGTTCACCAAGTCTATATGGAACTACCATTCGGACAAGCACCGATGTCAATCATGCCTGATGGTAAAGTTGGTGTACGTTTCACATCGTATCCAATTGGTACTTACGCATTAGAATGTAATGCTAATGGTGAGGTTAACACGTTTGGGCGAAAGTACAACATGACTTGCGACCAACTCGTGGAAGAATTTGGGTATGATAACTGTACCGATAAGATTAAAAACGCATACGATGACGGCAAGGGTAATGCAACTGTATATACTGTTTGTTGGCTAGTATGCGAAAACAAAGACCGCAATGGAAAACTAGGTAATAAGAACATGCCTTACTCCTCTATTTACTGGGTTGAGGGGAGCAGAGACGATGAAATCTTGCGACATAGCGGATATGAAGAATGGCCTATTCCGATTGCACGGCACACAACACATGATCTAAATGGTTATGGTAAAGGCAGTGCATGGTTTGCACAATCTGATGCAATGATGTTGCAGAAGTTGGAACTAGATAGATTAACCGCTATTGAGTTAGGTGTAAAACCACCAATGGCTGTAACATCTGATGTAATCGGTAGTGTATCGCTATTTCCTGGCGGAATAACCGAAGTTGATACAGGCGGTAAGGTTGAACCTATCTTTAATGTAGGTATCAATCTTGATTGGATTATGCAACAAATCATTGAAGTTAAAGACAGTATTAAGCGTGCGTATAGTGCTGACTTATTCCTTATGCTCGATAACATGGACAATGGACAAATGACGGCAAGGGAAGTCATGGAACGCACGCAAGAGAAGTTACAACAATTAGGTCCTGTAGTAGAACGGCTACTATCTGAATTTCTTAATCCGATTATCGAACGTACCTATGCGATATTAGATCGTGCAGGTGTATTTCCGCCAATTGATGAAGCATTAGCGGAAGAGTTAAACGGCCAAGATGTTAAGATAGAGTACATTTCACCATTGGCACAGGCACAGAAAGTATCATCTTTAACTTCTATAGAGCAGTATTTCGCATTCTTAATGTCATTAGCACAGGGCAATCCTAACATTTTGCAAAAATTCAATTTTGAAGAAGCAGCGGATTATTATGGTGTTAACCTCGGTGTACCTGCAAAAGTAATTGTATCGAATGATGAATATCAAGCTAAGATGGAAGAACAACAACAGGCACAACAAGAACAAGAGGAACAAGCACAAATGATACAAGCGGCACAATTAGCACCTCAAATGGCTAGTGCGGCTAAACAAGCAACTGATGCAGCGAATGACGGCAACCCTGTAATGCAACAGTTAATGGGAATGGGGTACTAGATGAAACAAAAAAGAGATTATATGCGAGAGCGTGATATTGAAGCGCTGAACCACGTACTGAGTGATGAACTTGGTAGGTGGTTTTTTTATCGCATATTAGACCGAGCAAAACTGAATAGCCAATCATTCACAGGCAACAGTACAACATTCTTTAATGAGGGAATGAGGGCTGTTGCTATTTTGTTACAAAACGATTTAGGAAAGATTGGCGATGGTGTAGAGGGTGTTAAGAAATATCACCTAGCACAAATAGAAAATATTCAGATGCAAAAATATTTCAAGACTTTAGAACAAAGCGAATTAGAGAAAGGTGAATAACCATGGATGAAAATTTAGAACAAGGCACAAACAATAACACGGATAGTGCAAATGGTGGTACACCACAGGACACGAACACACAAGACCAACAAAGTACGATTTTAGGCGGTGGCGGTGATACTAACACCGACCAACCTGCAGAACCTACTGTATATGATTTCTCAACTGCATTTGAGGGTGGAGAAGTTGACCAAACCATCGCAGATGAGTTTTCAAAAATGCTTAATGGCGTAGGTGCAACGCAAGAGCAAGCATTACAGATGGCTAAGTTTGGCAATCAATACGCTACTAATCTTGTAACGGCCTATGAGAACCAAAAGCAAGAAGCACTCAATGCACAATACAAAGGTTACGCAGATAACGCTCGTGAGGTATTAGGGAGCAAATTCGATACTACTGTTAGCCAAGCGGCCGCAGGTGTTGAAGCAGTAGAAAAGACTATTCCTAACATCCGTGAAATCCTAGCTGAAAACGGCTTGGGTAATCGTGTAGAAGTAATTCAACTATTCGCACATATTGCTGGTATGGCAAGCGAAGATAGCAACGCAGGGAATAACACACCTGCAAATAACCAATCGGATGAAGCTATTAGACGAAATATGTATCCGTCTATGTTTAAAGATTAAAGGAGATTAATTAATGGCTACAATCGGAACTAACAATCCTACATTATTGGATTTGCAAACACGCATGGATCCAAATGGTAAAATTGCACAAATCATTGAGCAATTAAACCAAACAAATGAAATTATTCAAGACATGACAATGATTGAATGTAATGATGGTACATCTAACAAAACAACTGTACGTACTGGATTGCCATCCACGACATGGCGCATGTTGTATGGCGG